CAATCCGCATCTCGCGCAATGCCGCGGCAGCGGCCCCCGCAGCACTGCCGTATTTCACCAGCGCGGCCACGCCGTCGTTCAGCCGCTGCGTGTAGTCGGATTGCAGGATCGACAGGCGCTCTTTCAGTACGGCTGTCTTGAAGTCTTCCTCGTAGCTGGATACGACTACCTGCCTGTATTGCTCTATAGCACCCGTAGCCGCCGCCGACGCTTGCGTCAGCGATTGCGTAGCAGCCGTTGCCGCGCCGGTTACTTGCCCCTTTGCGCTCAGGCTCTTCGCAATCTCAAGCAACTTAGCGTTGAACTCGTCAAGACCTATGGCCCCCGCCCGATACTGCTTTTCCAATTCCGCTACCGCAGGAGTCTTTCCGCGCAGCTTCTTGAGCAGCATTTCGGTCGTGTTGGACAAGTTCAGGCTAGACCGGTTCAGCGATTCCTGCGCGTCGTACCACTGATACCCTGCGTATGCCAGAGCCGCCAAGCTGGCGACGGCTACCGTGGCAGCCGCTGAAAACACGCCGATGGCAACAGCCGCTGCCTGCGTGCCAGCCGCGACGCCAGCCATGGCCAGCACCTGCGTATTCAGCGCCGCGCCGAACGCACCAACGACGCCGATGATAGCGGCAATGGCAACTTTGAGCTTTATAATGCCCTGGATAATCGCGGCAATCTTTTCGGCCATTGTACCGAGGACTAAAATGGCGACCGGCAGCGCAGCAGCAAATGCGGCCAACTCAATTACGGTTGTCTTTGTGCTTTCCGACAGGCTGTTGAATGAATCGGCCAGCGCCTTCGCGCGTTCAACGCCTGGGTTGAGAAACTCGTCGATGACCTTTTGCCCGACTGGCAGCAATGCCTTGCCGAACTCCGCCGCCGTCTGCGTGGCCGCGTCGCGCAGGTTCTCAAGCGAGTTCTTAAACGTGCCGCCCGCCCTGTCGCCTTTGGCCAGTTCGTCGACGATGATGCGAATGAATTGTTGCGACGAGATGCCCAGCTTCTCGAACGTCTCAGCCGGGTTGCCAAGCGCCGCCGGACCGAACTTTTCCTTGATGATTGCGGCGATCTGCGGGATACGCTCGATAATCGGGTCTAGGTTTTCCTTTGTGACCTTGCCGACCGCGCCCAGCTGCGACAGCTGCCGGATGACTTCCGAGAAGTCTTCGCGGCCGCCGCCGACAACGGCCAGCGCGTTGCCCAACTCGCTCATGATGCGGCGCGAGTCCGCAGCACTATTGCCCAGCGTCTGAAGTCTAATTGAGCCCTTGACGGCCTCCTCCAGCCCCAAGCCCGGTAGCTTGGCGACTTCCTTCAGTCGCTGCATTTCATCAGCAGCCGCGCTGGTCGACTTCATGGTAGCGGACAGGCCCTTAGAAAGCGTCTCCATGTCCGACGCTGCCTTAAGTGCCGCAGCACCAGCCGCTGCCAGTGGTGCCGAGATGCCAATCGACAACGCCTGCCCGGCCTGCGCCACGTCCGCACCGAAGCGCTTGATCTTATTTAGACTGGCATTGACCTTCTTGTCGAAGTCGTCGGTCGATGCCCCGATGCGGACAATCAGGTTGCTGAGAACAGGCATTAGCGGCGACCTCGCGCCTTAGCCGCCGCTTCTTTCGATGCCTTTTCCTGCTCCTGGTGCTTCATGTCCAGATACGCTCCCCATTCGGAAAACTCGCTTGATGACATCGTCGCCAGCAACTGACCAACTGTCATGTGTAGATGCTCGGCGAGCGCAAATGCAAACTTACGCTCGCCGGTTAGTTTTTTGCCGATTCCGCCGCCGCGTTCTCGGTCAGGCCGGATATGCGGCAGATTTCCGTAACGACGCGGTCAATCACGCTGCCAGACATCTTCAACAGCGCGTCCTGGTGGGCCTGCTCAAATACCGGCTTGCCCGATTCCGGGTCAAAAGCCGACGCAATCAGCAACCGCACCATGGCCAGCGCCGGAGTCCTCTTCGCGTCCTCGCCAAAGCGGATGCGTTGGCCGGCGTCCATCTCGGTAATGCCGATCTTCGCGTCCCATTCGGGTACGTCGATGATCTCTGTCTTCAATTGCACCGCGAGAATGCGGTCGGCAAGGGTCTTCATGTTAATAGTCTACGATTCCGATGGTCGAGAAAGATACGTTCTCGCGTATGATCTCGTTCTCGCCGACGCTAATACCCACGGACGATTGCGACGCGCCGAACCGCCAACGGACGGTGTTGGAGAAGTCGGCGTACAGGTCGATCACGTAGTAGCTGTTGGCGTTGGTCACAAAGTACGCGTCGTCGTAAAACCGGCCAAAAGTACAAGTGCCTTCGCGCTGCACGACGGCCCGAGTCTTCCAAGCGTCGCCGAACACCTGGACCTCTTCCAGCGTCGGCGTGATATCGAGCGTCCAGTCGGTGCCCTGCGCCGCTTTCGACAGCGTTAAAAACGAGCCGGTAACGGTGATTGCGCCAGTCGGCGTGTAGCTGGGGAACACAATCTTTCCGTTGCCCCACGCCACTTGGTAGAGCGCCGGGGAAACGGTTGTCACGCCGTCGAGCACGGTTAGCGAGGCGTTGGGATTTATCGCCCGGCGGGCGGCCAGCGTGATCTGGTAGACGCCACCGCCCAATGCGGTCGTCGCCTGCCCGGTCATGCTGGTGCCCGATCCGGTAGCGAGGTAGATGTCTGCGTTGCGGCCTGCAAGAACTGCCATGTGGCCTCCTAAGTGTAGCTAAGCGCGCCGCTGCCGGTGAAAGTGTAGCTGACCGTCACCAGCCCGTTCTCGCTGGCGTTCATCGACGCCTGCACGAAAGCGGTACCCGAGTAATAGTTGGTGCCGTTGATGTAAAACCGCGCCGAGACCGTCGTGCCGCCCAGAAACGCCGTATTCAACGCTACGTGGCCGTTGGTGTCGGCGTTGTCGAAGCGGCCAGAGGCCGTGCCGCTAAACTCGCGAATCGTCGCCGTGCGCTCCTTCCAGGTGTCGCCGAACGACTGCGTCTCTTCGAGACCGGTAGACACGTCCAGCGTCCATGTGTCGATCTCCAGCACTGTGTTGGTGGCGAGTCGAAAACTGCCTGCGTTGCCAGCAAGAATTGCCATAACATCTCCTTACCTTAGAGGTCGTGAATAAAGTCGAAGTCCAGGATGGTCGCATACAGACGCTTGTCTGTCTCGAGCGCATCCTCAAAGTCGTTTGTGCGGCCGTTCAAATGTGTACTCTTGACGGTCAGCGATCCAGCCGCCGCTGTTATGGCCGCCTGCTGGCCCATAATGGCGCTGTACACCGTATCGGCCAGCGTTTCGCTTGCCTTTTGATTGCCTTGCGCCATGCAGTAAAAGTTCACCGGCCGGCGTGTCCCAGTGGGGTTCGCGCCGATAGAGTGAAACTGCTGATCGTCGACCATTTCAATCACAATTGCTGGGTACTTCGTAGCGCGGCCTTGATCGGCGTGCATGTCGTAAACGCGAGTGCCGACAAGCGCAGTCACCGCTGGAACGGTCTGCAGATAGCGATACAACGCTTGATACAGCCTCATGCGGCCCTCGCCAGCGCGTCAAATGCGGCCTTGGCGCGCGACTCAATTAGCCGCTTGATCTGCGTTCGCTTTGCCTTGATAGATCCGCTAAAAAACGGATTCGGGCGGGCGCCGGGATGCTGTACCTTGGCTCTTACTTGATCGCCGACGCGCGCCAGCCACGCAAACGCGCGGGCGGCAATCCGCATTTTGCCCTTGGCGATAACGTGCGGCTTAGTCCCAAACTCGACAAGATGTGCATGCGGAGCGATGTCTGTCACCGTAAACGTAAACGCCTGCAGGAAGTTCTTGTATTTGCGGCCCGCTTTAGCCTTGATCGACTTGCGTAGACCGCCTGGCGGTATAGTCTTTCCGCGCTGTCGCGTGGCGTAAGGCGCGATTGGCGCGCGGCGCTCGGCTTCGGATTCGATCATGCGGGCGCCTTCAAGAATCGCTTCCTGCAAGGCTGGGCCCTCGGCCGTAGCCATCAGCTTTTTAAACTGCTGCGTGAGGTCGTCGAGGCCAGTTACTGAGATGTTTTTAGTGCGTGCCATTAAATCAGCACCTCAAGCGCCTGCATGACAAGCATTTCGTTTCGCTCGTCGGGATTGAGAATTGCCCGGATGTTGAAGTAACGGGCCCTGCTTT